TGTCTATTAGGACTGAACTTGTTGGTGGTGTCGGTAAGTATGGTCGCTTACTCGGTTGGCTTTACGTCGGGGACTCAGATGTGTCCCTTAATGAGCAAATGATTACCGAAGGGTATGCTTGGGCATACGATGGAGGAACTAAGCAAAAAAACTTTGAAGAACTACGAGAAATCCGTAGATCTTTTGGAACACTATTGGAGGGTTAAAAATGTCTTGTGGAGATCATGAAAAAATGAATCCCGTTGTACATGCTTTATATCATGTAAAGGAATGGGATAAGAGAATGGTAAAAAAATTTCAAGATAAGTTTGGTTTAACAGACTATCAAGTGAAATGTATTGCCTTTGCTAAAGGATTTATTATTGGAGCAATTTTATTGTAATGAGAGAACAACTACTTAAAGCATTACTAGCACATGCACAAGGAGATATCGCTAAACATAAAGCCAATGTTGAGATTTATCTTTCAAATCCTGTTGGTATTGGTGAGCATTCAAATGTTGTAGAAGCAATCGAAGAAGAACTAAACATGATCGCGAAGTATCAAGATCAAATTGAAGTTATTCAAAAGTATTTTATGAAAAAAAGTGACAAGTCTGACGGCTGAAGTATCTAATTACATTAGAAAAGAATTAAGAAGTTTTCCTGGTGTCAGACCCATGGAGAACAAATACCCTATTGTTGAAAATGATAAGGTATTCATTATGAATGAAATGCATCAGAGTCAAAAACTCAGAAAGATGCATTTAGAAACTGGGTATACGGACAATATTGAAGTGATGCATTGTGTATTGTATCCTTCGGTAGATTATCCTATACCCATTTTTGGTGCTGATATTGTAGCAACACCAAAAGTAATTACTGCTGCAATCATAGATATAACTCCTGTGTTTGGAACAGAAAGATTAGTAGAATTATTCAAAGACATATCATCCAAGTATCAATTTACAGAAGATAGAATTTTACCACAATGGGGTGAAGAAGTATTTTCAGAGGGATGTAAGTTTGTTCGTATCAAAACTGAAAAAGAAAAATTTATGTATTTGGATATGATTAAGGAGTCACTACATCTTTATAGAGGAATAGTAGAAAATGCAATCTTTGATATGCAATGGATAAATACTATGAAGAGGATTGATGACCAATCTTGGTACTGCACGTCTCAAAGAAAAAATACAAAGACTAAAGCAGTTCTTAGTCAATGGTTTGATCCCGAATGGGCAGACGACTACATCAATGACATTTTATTTGATAAACCAAAATGGCAAGCACTGAACAATACTTAGGTAATCCTAATCTTAAAAAAGCAAACGTTTCTCAGAAATTTACTAAGAAACAAATTGGAGAGGTATTACGCTGCTCTGAAGATCCTGTTTATTTTATCAAAAATTATATCAAGATTGTATCTCTTGATAAGGGTCTGATCCCATTTGACATGTATCATTTCCAAGAAGAAATGGTATCAAAGTTTCATGATTATAGATTTAATATTGCCAAGTTACCAAGACAGTCTGGTAAATCCACTATTGTGACCTCATATCTATTATGGTATGTGTTATTTAATCCTAATGTTAATGTAGCAATTCTTGCTAACAAGGCAGCTACTGCTCGTGAGATGTTACAACGTTTGCAATTAAGTTATGAAAGTCTCCCCAAATACCTCCAACAAGGAATCCTCCAATGGAACAGAGGTTCTCTGGAACTTGAAAACGGCAGTAAAATCATGGCTGCTTCTACTTCCGCTTCTGCTGTCAGGGGTATGTCATTTAATATTATATTTTTGGATGAATTCGCTTTCATTCCGAATCATATCGCTGATCAGTTTTTTAGTTCTGTCTATCCAACTATTTCCTCAGGTAAATCTACAAAAGTTATTATCATATCTACTCCTCACGGAATGAATATGTTCTACAAACTCTGGCATGATGCAGAGCGTGGAACGAATGAATATGTGCCTACAGAAGTTCACTGGTCTGAAGTACCAGGTAGAGATGAGGTATGGAAAGAACAAACAATTAAAAATACATCGGAGCAACAATTTAGAGTTGAGTTTGAATGTGAGTTTTTAGGATCTGTTGATACTTTAATTAGTCCTAGTAAATTAAGGACTATGCCATACGATGAACCTATAAAACAAAATAGAGGTTTAGCAGTATTTGAAGATAGAAAAGAGGATCATAATTATATTATTAGTGTCGATGTGGCACGGGGTATTGGAAATGATTATTCCGCATTCATAGTATTTGACACAACAACGTTACCATATAGGATGGTAGCACGTTATAGAAACAATGAAATAAAACCTATTGTTCTCCCAAATATAATTGTTGATGTAGCAAAAAATTATAATAACGCATATATTTTATGTGAAGTAAATGACATAGGTGGTCAAGTTGCGGATATTATTCAGTTTGATTTGGAATATGAAAATCTATTGATGGTAGCTATGCGTGGAAGGGCGGGTCAACAATTAGGTCAAGGATTCTCTGGTAAGAAAACACAACTTGGTGTAAAAATGTCTACTGCTGTAAAACAGGTTGGATGTTCAAACTTAAAAGCATTACTTGAAGAAGATAAACTTCTAATTCCTGACTATGACACTATTGCAGAACTAACTACATTCATTCAAAAAGGTCAATCATTTGCTGCAGAAGAAGGTTGTAATGATGACCTTGCTATGTGTCTTGTTATTTTTGCTTGGATGGCTATGCAACAGTACTTCAAAGAGATGCATGACAATGATGTAAGACAACGCATATATGATGATCAAAGAGAAGCAATCGAACAAGACATGTCACCATTCGGATTTGTAGATGACGGAATGGAAGATGAATATTTTGCAGATGCTCAAGGAGATATGTGGAAAGTTGCGGAATACGGGGATAAATCTTACATGTGGGAGTTTAGGTGACGTTTCAAAAATATAAATAATCTTAGACAAACATTGCTGAGCCGACACTAGGAGAATTTTAAACATGGCAGCCAATCAATTATCGCCAGGTGTAGTTGTACAAGAAAGAGATCTAACAACTATTACCACTGCATCAACCGCCAATGTCGGTCTGATGGCAGCACCTTTTGAACTAGGTCCCATTGAACAAATCGTTGAGATTGGTTCTGAGAGGGAATTAGTAGATCAATTTGGTCAACCAAATGACTACAACTATGAATACTGGTATTCTGCTGCACAGTTTCTATCCTATGGTGGAACATTAAAAACCGTTCGTGTAGACTCTACAAATTTAAAGAACGCTGTTTCAAATGACACTGCAGTAAAGATCAAGAATCTTGATAACTACGAGCAATCATATGAAGGTGGAACAAACGCATGGTTCTATGGTTCTAGAACAGCAGGTACAAAAGGTAACTCAATCGGTATTTTTGTAACTGACTCTGGTGCTGATCAAATCGCTGTTTTACCTGCTCCTAGTTCTGGTAACGAATGGAACTTCGTTGCTGATGAAGCAGTTTCCGCATCCTCTGGTGCTGCTGGTAAAGTATTTAAGTATAGTGTAGTTCTAACAGTTGATACTATTGTTGGTGATTTTACTCCTGGTACTTCTACTACAATCTCCATCGGTGGTTCTAATGAAACTATTGATGTTCTTGCTTGGGATCCTGCTAATAAAAAACTAGAGATTGGTATTCCTAGTGCAGGTGTTACTGGTATCATTGCTGATGATCAAGTAATTACACAAGGATCAAACACTGCTGCAGTCAATGTAGGAATCGAAAGACGTTTATATATTGCTAAGAATAAGTCAAGTATTGACTTCGCTGCTGCTGATAGTGTTACTGATACAAACTCTAACGCTGTTGCAATTAGTTCAGTTCGTGTTGAGTATGCAGAGCGTGAGTATCTACCTGGTGCAAAATGGATTAACGTTGCTGCTCGTCCAGAAACTTCACTTTGGGCAAGTAATGCAGGTGGATTTAGAGATGAGGTTCACGTTTTAGTTATCGACATTGACGGAAAGATCACTGGTACAACTGGTGCACTTCTTGAGCGTTTTGTTGGTTTATCTAAAGCATCTGATGCTAAAACTTCTGTAGGAGAAACAAACTACTATAAAGAAGTAATCAAACAAAAGTCCGAGTATATCTACTGGGGTAAGCACGAGACTGGTTTATTCTCTGCTACTGCTTCTGCTGCTGATGGTAACTGGGGTCAGACTGCTGCTTCTAGACAGTTTAACTTACTTCGTTCATCTACTGGTTCTGTTGATTATCCTGCAGGCAGAACAACTCTTGCATCTAAAAACAATGCTACATTCTACTACAGACTAAGTGGTGGAACTGATTATGCATTAGCTGCTGGTGAATACACAGTTACTAACTCAGCTCTTTCTACAGCATATGAGTTAGGACAAGATCCTGAGTCACAAACTCTTGATTTCATCATCACTGGTCCTTCTGGTGCTGATGATGCTGCTGCAATCGCTAAAGTAACTTCTCTTGTTGCTATCGCTGAAGAGAGAAGAGATTGTATGGTATTTGTTTCACCTCGTCGTGGAAACGTAATTGGTGTTTCTAATACTGCTACAGCAACAGAAAACATTGTTGCTTTCTTTGAGCAATTACCAAGTTCTTCTTACATGGTATTTGATTCTGGATACAAATACATCTACGATAAGTATAATGATGTATACAGATACGTTCCATGTAACGCAGACGTTGCAGGTTTATGTTTACAGTCAGCAGAAGTTTCAGAACCATGGTTCTCACCTGCTGGTTTCCAACGCGGTGTTCTAAGAAATGCAATCAAACTAGCATATACACCAACTAAGACACAAAGAGATCGTCTATACGGAAATAGAGTTAACCCTATTGTTTCCTTCCCTGGTCAAGGTGTAGTACTCTTCGGTGATAAGACTGCTCTTGGATTTGCAAGTGCATTTGATAGAATTAACGTTCGTCGTCTATTCCTCACAATCGAAAGAGTTATCTCTGGTGCTGCTAAGTCACAACTCTTTGAGCAAAATGATGATGCACAAAGATCTCTCTTCCTCAACATTGTTGAACCATACATGAGAGATGTTCAAGGACGTAGAGGTGTAACAGACTTCTTAGTTAAGTGCGATGCATCTAACAACCCACCTGAGGCAGTTGATCGTGGAGAATTCTTCGCAGAAGTATTTGTGAAACCAACACGCACAATTAACTACATCACACTAACATTTGTTGCAACAAGATCTGGAGTATCATTCAGCGAAGTCGCAAGTTAATAAATACGATTGAGACCTTTCGTGCGTCTCTACAATCGGAACAACCCAAAACCTCCGCGTTTACGGAGGTTTTTTTATGCTTGTAAATATTCATAAGTCTAAATATAAGGGAGACGGAACACTACTTTTAAAAAAATGGCAAAAAGAGGAACTATTGATGATTTTAAGGCTAATGTAGCCTCGGATTTTGCGAGACCTAATCTATTCCAAGTTGACCTTGCTTTCCCCTCAGGAATTCTACAAAACGCTGACCTTGTGAATCTTGGTAAGTTTACTGTTCGTGCAGCAAACCTTCCTTCATCTCAGATTGGTGTGATAGAGGTTCCTTTCAGAGGAAGAACACTTAAGATTGCAGGTGACAGAACATTTGAACCTTGGACAATCACTATTATGAATGATAGTGGATTTGGATTACGCTCTGCATTTGAACTTTGGGCATCAAGTATTCAAGCATATAACGAGAACTTCACATCTGCTGCGGGTCTTGGAGATACTGATGATGCTACTGGATACTTCGCGGACATGAAGGTTCATCAATTAGCAAGAGATGTTAAGACAGGAGATAAACCAAAGATTCTTAAGTCTTACAAATTCTATAATATTTTCCCAAGTGCAATCGCTGCTATTGATCTTGACTATGGTAATAACGATGCCATCGAAGAGTTCACTGTAGAGATGCAGGTTCAGTACTGGACTCCTTTAAATAAGGCAACTGACGAGTGATATAAATAAAAATAAGACCAATACATTTTAAAATATAATGTCTCAGCTCTTCGGTTTTTCACTTGAGCGAGCGAAGAAGGTCCCAAAAGGACCTTCTTTTGTTCAAAAAGATAGTATGGATGGCTCGCAACCCATTGTAGGTGGCGGGTACTATGGATATTCCGTT